TTGATAATAATCCTACTGGATATTGTCTGTATTTTGATACTGAAGCTGCGATCACAAGATCCCTATTGGAGAGTAGAGGAGTTGACACAACTCGTGTGGTTGTGGTCAATGTTGTCACCGTAGAAGATTTTCGTGGTAAGGCACTGAAAGCAGTTGATCTTTATTTGAAGAAACCTGAAACAGAGCGCAGTCCTTGTATGTTTGTTCTCGACTCTTTGGGAATGCTTTCCACCAGTAAAGAGATTAATGATGCTCTGAATGATAAAGAAGTGAGGGATATGACCAAATCCCAATTGATTAAAGGAGCATTCCGTATGCTTACCTTAAAACTTGGTCAGGCAAAAATTCCTATGATTGTAACTAATCATACCTATGATGTAATTGGTGCATATGTTCCTACTAAAGAAATGGGAGGTGGTAGCGGTCTTAAATATGCCGCTTCTACTATTGTTCATCTTAGCAAAAAGAAAGAAAAGGATGGAACAGAAGTCATTGGAAACATTATCAAGGCAAAGACTGCTAAGTCGCGTTTAAGTAAAGAAAATCAAGATGTTGAAATTCGTTTGTTCTATGATGAACGTGGTTTAGATAGGTATTATGGACTTTTGGAACTTGGTGAACTTGGGGGAATGTGGAAGAATGTTGCAGGACGTTATGAGATTGATGGTAAGAAACTCTATGCAAAGGAAATACTGAAAAATCCAGAGAAGTATTTTACTCCAGAAGTGATGCAGGCACTTGATGAGACGGCACGAAAAGAATTTAGTTATGGTGCATGAGAAATATTCGTATCATAAAAAATGGAGTTGATGTATCCAGAATACTACAACAACTCAAACAATATCCGGAAGATTGGGGATCACAAAAAAATGTTCAAGACTCTGAACAATTAGATCCCACAGAATATACTGTAACTGTGGATGTATTACAACTTATAATGGGTGGAGTTGAAACAGAAGACCAGTATGTTGGAAATACTGAAATCTGCATTCAAACTCCGGCATATGAGAAACATACGGAGATTCTCAATTACTTGGGAAAGTATTTTAAGAAACTTCGTCGTTGTGGATTTCTAGCACTTCCTGTTGGTGAAATTGTAGGTTCTCATATTGATGAAGGTACTTATTATCTTACAAAAGATAGATATCACCTTTCCATTCAGGGGAAATACGAGTATACTGTTGGTGAGGAAACAGCGATTATTGAACCAGGAACTCTCTTTTGGTTCAATAATAAACTTCCTCATAAGGCAGTGAATATTGGAGATAATGTTAGAATTACTTTTGTATTTGATGTACCGCATCATAAGAAAAACCTATAGATAAAATAATGGAAAGACTTGAGCATACGATTCTCCGAAACCTTGTATATAATGAAGATTATTCCAGAAAAGTTATACCTTTTATACAACCAGAATATTTTGAGCAAAGGTCTGAAAAAATAATCTTTGAGGAAATCGTTAAGTTTATTGTCAAATATAATTCTGCGATTACTAGAGAAGCACTTGGTATTGAGATTGAAAATAGAACTGATTTGACCGAAACTGATATTAAGGATGTTCGTGAGGTATGCCAAACACTTAATGATTCTGTCGTGGAGAAGCAATGGTTGCTAGATACTACTGAAAAGTGGTGCCGTGACCGAGCAATTTATCTTGCTTTAATGGAATCGATTCATATTGCCGATGGTAATGATGATAAGAAAAATCGGGATGCAATTCCTAGTATTCTTTCTGATGCTTTGGCAGTATCATTTGATAATAATATTGGACACGACTACCTTCAAAATTATGAGGAACGTTATGAATTCTATCACCGCAAAGAAGATAAGATCGAATTTGATCTGGAATATTTCAACAAAATCACAAAAGGTGGTTTACCTACTAAGACTCTCAATATTGCTCTCGCTGGTACGGGAGTCGGAAAATCCCTCTTCATGTGCCATGTTGCTAGTTCCGCGATGCTTCAGGGTAGGAACGTCCTCTACATCACTCTTGAGATGGCGGAAGAGAGAATTGCAGAAAGAATTGATGCAAACCTTCTCAATGTCCCGATTCAACAATTGGTTGATCTTCCACGCTCAACATTTCAAACTAAAGTAAATAGTGTTGCGAAGAAAACACAAGGTTCTCTTGTAATTAAAGAGTATCCTACTGCTTCGGCACATTCTGGACATTTCAAGGCACTTCTGAATGAACTTGCTCTTAAGAAATCATTTCGACCTGATATTATTTTCATCGACTACCTTAATATTTGTGCTTCCAGCAGGCATAAGGCAAATGGGTCTGCAAATTCTTATTCTTATATTAAATCAATCGCAGAAGAGCTTCGTGGGTTGGCAGTGGAATTTAGTGTTCCAATTGTTTCCGCTACACAGACTACTCGTAGTGGTTATGGCAACTCTGATGTTGAACTTACTGATACTAGTGAGTCCTTTGGTCTCCCTGCTACTGCTGATCTTATGTTTGCCCTTATTTCAACGGAAGAGTTAGAAGGACTAGGGCAGATTATGGTCAAACAACTGAAGAATCGTTATAATGATCCAACAGTCTTTAAACGTTTTGTGGTTGGTATTGATCGTGCAAAGATGAGACTTTATGATGTTGAACAATCAGCACAACAAGATATACTTGACAATGGCAAAGAAGAAGAGTATACTTATGAAGAAAACAAACCTAAAAAATCATTCGAAGGATTTAAGTTTTAAATATGGCAACTATCGATTCTAAAAAATATATTGAGTTCGTTCGTGAAACAACTAGTCCGGCAAGTAGTAAGTATTTGAATCTTGTTGAGCGTTTGAATGAACTGGAAGGGCAGGGTGCAGATGTTCCTCGTCTTATGACGGCTGCATTTGGTATGAGTGCCGAAGCAGGTGAATTTACTGAAGTCGTCAAAAAGATTTTCCTTCAGGGTAAACCTTATACTGAAGATAATATCTTTCATATGAAGCGTGAACTTGGAGATTTGTGTTGGTATCTTGCACAAGCATGTATGGCACTGGATATTACATTTGAGGAAGTCCTTGAAATGAACTATCAGAAACTGAGTGCTCGTTATCCAGAGGGAACGTTTGATGTATATCGCTCAGAAAACCGTGTTCAGGGCGATTTGTAATAAATATTTCAAAAAATATGTCTATTCTTGGAAAAAGAACGGGAAGACCAATAAGTAGAATTCAATTTAATTCAATTCTCAAAAAATTTATAGTTTTCTTAAAAAGAGAACTAAGTTTGACTATTGATATTCCTTATATACTCATTGATGATCCCGATTTTTCAAAGAAAAATAGAGCATTTGGTATGATGAATAGTGATGGCATTGTTTACATTAGTATTATTAATCGCCATCCATTAGACATCTTAAGAACCGTTGCTCATGAGGTTGTCCATTACAAACAATCTATTAAACGTGTTGCAATGAATCCAAATCCTGGCAGTCCTTCAGAAAATGAAGCAAATGCAAAAGCAGGAGAAATTATGAGGAAGTATGGAAAACTTCATCCAGAATTATTTGATCTAATTTCTATTAGGTGATTTAATTCTTTTATTGGGGGATTAGTTTAGTGGTAAAATGGGTGCTTTGCAAGCATCAGTCACCAGTTCGACTCTGGTATTCTCCACTTTTTAAACTGGCACAAGGTGTCATGACAGATCCAGCATTGTGGATTATTATACTGGCATGTCCACAAAACCTCAAATGAAAAACACACACCTCGAACATCCAGAAGATTCCATTCTGAGTGGTGATCTGTCAGTACTGGATTGGTTCGTGACTCCTGGCACTCTCAGTGTTAAGATTGATGGTGCTCCGGCAGTATGTTGGGGAACCAATCCTGCGAATGGTAAGTTCTTTGTGGGCACCAAAAGCGTCTTTAATAAAGTTAAAATCAAAATCAATCATTCTCACACTGAGATTGATGTGAATCATGAAGGTAGAGTCGCAGACATTCTTCATGTTTGCTTTGATTGGTTACCTCGCACGGAATGCATCTATCAAGGTGATTTTATTGGATTTGGTGGACTTTCTGAATATACTCCCAATATCATCACTTATAAGTTTCCTGAGGTAGTTTCCCAAAACATTATCATCGCACCTCATACCTGCTATTATGCCGAAAATGATCTTCGTGATGCTGTGGCAATGCCTGATCGTGCAATCTGGTATGATACTGAGTCAGTCAAGTTTGTGAAACCTGAAGCATACATTCTGCACCGTCAAGATTCATTCTATGATGTTGAGGAGATCTGTAAGTTTGCCCGTCAGATGGCACAAACTGCCATCTTCGTTCGTGGTAAACAACTGGCAGAATTGAAGAAAGCAATCAATGCTTGTATTCGTGAGGATCGTGACATTCAAGATGATGCCTTTGATTGTGATGTAAATCTAATTCGTTTGTGGAAACTGGTGAAGTCTATCAAAGAAGACTGCTTGTTTCTATGCCGGAACAATGGACCAGAGGCATATATTGGGAATGATCAAATTGATGCTGAAGGTTATGTGATGACCAATGACTATGGTATGTTCAAACTAGTCAACCGTGAGGTGTTCTCTCATGCCAATTTCACAATGCAAAAGAACTGGTAGTCATAAATATAAGTATATTTTATTGTTTATGAGTATTTTGAATACGGAAAATTGGAATAGGAAATGAAAAGTTTTTCGAAATTTATAACCGAAGCAACCAGCAGAGCAGTTCAACAGGCGACTCGTATGGGTCTTGTCACGGATGGCCATGGTGGGTGGTATAATAGAGCGACAGGAGAATTTACTGCCAAAACCTCTCAGGGGGAATTGAAGTTCTATAATAAGCGCCAAGTAATTGGTGGAAAAGATCCTGCTCAAACTGAACAGGAGAAGAACCTTTCCCAACCATCTTATGCACAATCTGCTCCTCAACCAGCACCACAAGAACCAATTCCACAAGAACAAGTTCCAGTAGATCAGCAACAAGTTCAAGAACCAGTTCTACAAGAACCATTTACTTTACCACCAGTTGAAAAAACTTTGGGAACTTTAACAATTGCTTTTGGGCGTTTCAATCCTCCTACGATTGGACATCTTCAATTGATGGACACTGCGGCCGCTTCTGCGGAGCAAGATCAGAGCGATTATATCATCGTCCCTTCTCGTTCACAGGATGCAAAGAAAAATCCTCTTGATGCGGACACAAAGATCTCATATATGAGAAGAATGTTCCCTCAGCACAGTGAGAGAATTTATAATGATGGAAATATGCGAACCATTTTTGATGTGCTCAAAAAAGCACATAATGATGGATATTCTGCCATAAGAATTGTTGGTGGTGCTGATCGAGTCAAAGAGTTTGA